GACCCTGCTTCGTATCCAATTCACTGGCTTATCAGAAACTTGCTTCTTAGTTCGGTTCATACAACATCTGCAAACCCTGCTGGCCCCGGAACCAAAACCGGAAAAATTATACAAAACGAAAGAGACATCAATGAATGAGATAAAACTGGTCAACCCAAGTGATTTAAAGTCAGCATCTTGGCGGTCAACATATATTGTGTCTCCTGACCTAGCAGTATTGGCGCGCTCAATTGTTCAACACGGAATTCTTTGCCCAATTGTTGTGAGGGAGCAAGATTTGACCATTATTGATGGCCACGAAAGATATTTGCTTGCTCTTAACAACCCTCAAGTCAGGGAAGTTGTTGGGTCAACCGTTCCCGTCATCTTTATTAATTGTTCTGAAAAAGATGCCATGATTCTTCATGTCCAGATGAATCGCGGTCGGGGCTCAGTGGTGGCCAAGAAACTTTCGTCACTTATTCGGACATTGTTTGTTTCTGGATCCGTGACCGAACAAGAAGTTTGCATTGCCCTAAACATGACTTTGGATGAACTTGATTTACTGATTGATGGGACAATTATTAAGCATAGAGCAATTAAGAATCACATTTATTCTCGAGCTTGGGTACCAGTGGAGTCAGCCACAAAAATCACCAATGAACCACTGATAGAGGCTCCACCAAACGGCGACAGATAAGACTTGGTGATAACATTACTATAGCCAAATCTGATTCCTAGGGGATTCATGCCAAAACCACTTGTTCCAACAGCCGGAGATGAAGACATTAGTATCCCGCGCCGAATAGGCAGGGTATTAGGGTTTGGTAGGAGAGAAAGAAACCCTGGTCGGATACTTGAATATGCTCGTCGTCAAACTCGTGAAGAGGTGGCGGAAAGAAGAAGGGCACGATTGCGTCGCGCCAGAACTCTTGGAAGGTAAGCACAAATGGCTATTGTTAGTGTTGCTGAGCTAAAAACCTACATGGATATAAGTCTCACGAATAGACAGCTAGATGCGGCTGAACTTATTCTTGCAGGGCTTCAAAGTGAAATGGAAATGTATTTGCGTAGACCATTAGAGCCTGCCACATACACAGAGGTTCATCGCATAGAGAGCACTCACACAGGAATACCGATGTCGTCTTTCTTCGTAAATTCAAACCCAACTGGAAATTCTTTTTACGATAGTCAAGTTGAAAACTCAACATATCTTCAACCGCCGACAACTGTTTATCTTAAAAACACTCCAGTTATCTCTGTCTCGCTAGTAAAACACAAGCCACTACTTGGAACCGAAACTACTTTGGTTGTTGATCAAGATTACGTTGTGAGAGACTTTGGTATTGACGTTCCGTTTGCTTATGCAGACGACAAAGTCACTGTTACATATCAAGGAGGGCTTGGTGGAGCTTCAATACCTGGGCTTAAATTGTTAATCCTTCGTGCCGCCACTAGAGAAATGCAGAACATGCACGATGATGCTGTTGGTGTAAAAGATTTAGAAACAAGAAATGTTGCTCCACTTCAAACTGGGTTTCTTGAAACCGAGTTAATGATGCTTAAGAGGTATCGCAAGAACAGGATTAGTTAATGTCAACCATTGTTATTAAGGTTGATGCCAAAAAAGCAATTGCGCGAATGGTTGCTATGAAAAAACGTGCAAACGACATGAGGCCAGTGTTCTGGAGAACAAGACAGTGGTTGAGATTTGCCAATGAAGCCAACTTTCGTCAAGCAGGTTTACCATCGGGTGGTTGGTCGCCGCTTGACCCTCAGTATGCTGCTTGGAAAAGAATTGCACAACCAAATGACGGAATAATGGTTAGTAGCGGTCGTTTGTTTAAAAGTTTAAGCGCACTTACGGGTCCGCCAAACAGTATTGATCTTATGGATGCTACTTTTGGAACAAGTATTGAATACGCTAAATTTCACCAGTATGGAACCACAAAAATGGCAAAAAGAAAAGTCGTTTATGAGCCAGTTGGTTTTGCTGGAAAGACTGGTGAGGTTGCAGCAGTTTATATTTGTCACGGAAATATCGCGGCAGTGAGAGAGTCAATGTTGTGACGCTTTACTTAATGCATGGACCGCAGTTTGCTAAAGACTATGTCAACTCATACTTAAAAAATGAGATGCCAAAACGTCTAATTAAGTATCGCAACGGTTGGAACACCAATGAAGGGGATTTACCTGACCCAGAGGACTATTTCACCTATGAACCATTAATAATGGATCACTGGCCAACTATTATCACGGTGGTTATATCAACCAACTCATTTGATCAAATCGGCTGGGATGGCATGCACCCCCTCTACCGAGTTACCTACTCAATGCGATCTTATGTCTGGTCACGAACCGAAGGATCTGAGCAGACCACAATAATGAGAGATCGACTTTGTGTTGTTTTAAGATCAGCACTTCTTGATGCCCCCTGTTTAGAGGCGACAGATCCAAGGGGTACATTTCGGGCTCAAATTGACCAAACAACAATGCGTGAGGAGTTTTCAGACTTAACCCTCTTGAAGGGTGACAGGGTTTTGGCAGGGGGATACATTGGCTACAACCTGCTTATAGATGAGATAGTCCACCGCGAGGACATTGCTACTGTCGATGAAATTCAAATTAACTATCAAGCCAAGGGACCTAGTGGAACATTTACCGAAAACGGTTATGTCAATCAAATCGTGGTTGATTAGTCTATTATTGTAGTATGTTTAAAACTTTAGGCAGTCAGCAAGAAGACCCCGGTTTTGACGATGCAGTCCTTTTGGTAAGCAATTCTCAATACTGGTTGGTAATAGATGATAACGGAAATCAACTGCCACCGTTCGGTGTTGCGGCAGTTGACTCAGAAATAGCATCATCAGCCCATGTGGTCGAACTCTTGTCCAATGGTTCTGTTGTCCTAAACGGGGATTTAAATAAGCCTAAAAAGAAAAAAAAGACAGAAACAGACACAGTTGCTCCCGAGGTGGTAAAAGCAGCCACTGCTCTTCAAGCTGAACCAGAACTTAAAGCTTCAAAAGTTGAGTCAAAAATTGATACATTAGCTAATCTGCAAAAATTAGAAAACGACACAATAGTTGCTGAACCAGTAGAAGAAAAACAAGTATCATCTAACAAGAACATAGTCAATCCAAACTAATCTAGCGAGGTACCATGCCAGGCGTAGTTATTTCCACTTCGGTCCGCTCCGGGCCATCGGTCACTCTTTTAAACCAAGCATCGCAAGCATTCTTTGTCGGCAAAGCACTTCGAGGACCTGCCAATGAGGCAGTTCTTTGTTTGAGTCTTGAACAATTTGTTGATCAGTTTGGCGGCTACATGTCTGGATCTTTGCTGTATCCAACAGTTGAAGCCTTTTTTGAAGAGGGCGGAACTCAGTGCTATATTGCTCGCGTAGTTGGCTCAGCAGCAACAAGTGGTTTTTTGAGCCTCTCGGATGGGGAAGTTACTCCTGGAGTTTCAATTCGTCTTGATGCAACTGGCCCTGGTGATTGGAGCACAACAGTCAGCGCACAGGTCACAGCAGGAACAGTGACTGGGACTAAAGCAGTACTTATATTCAAAGATGGAGTACAAATTGCAACTACGGGGAATTGCTCAACTAGGGAGCAGATTGTTGGAAAGTTAAATCTTCATGCCGAAGCCAGCAAATATATCAATGCATCTCTTGGTGGTAGTACGGTCATGCCAGCTGTTGCGGCTTTGACTGCTCTCTCGGCAGGTAGCGATGCGATTGGATCCGTTACAGCAACAACCTATAACACTGCTTTGAGTTTATTCAATGATGCTTTGGGAACTGGAATGGTTTCAAATCCAGAACTACAAAGCGACTCAGTAATGGCGGCACTTATTGCTCATGCAAATCAATATAACAGAATTGCTATTTTGCACACAAACAGTGACACCACTATTGCGGCAGCAAAAACTTGGGCGCAAAACGTAATTGCCAACAATTCCAATCTTGAGCATGCCGCTCTTTACTACCCGTGGGTTTATGCACCAACAGAGGTGGCTGGAGTTAATCGAATGATTCCACCAGATGGTTACATTGCTGGCAAAAGATCAGCCATTACCAACCAGTCTGGATCTCATGTTCCTTATGCTGGCATAAATTCGCAAGCACTATTTATCAACGGTGTCGTAACCGATATTGACCGCACAAACGGCAACAGCCTAGATGACGAGAGCGTGAATGCAATTCGCGTTATTAACAACTCCGTAAGAATTTACGGTGCGCGTTCGTTGTCACAAGACACAACAAACTTCCGTTACATAACAGCACAAGATGTGGTCAATGCAATAGTGACAGACTCATACAGAGCCTTGGAACCAATTGTATTCTCGCCGATTGACGGTCGTGGCGGTATTTTCTCTGCAGTTGAATCAAGATTAATTTCAGTTCTTGAAGGCTACCGAATTGTTGGAGCACTCTTTGAAGCATTCTCTCCAAACGGAACACGAATTGATTACGGTTATTCAGTCAGATGTGATGCTAAACTGAATGCATCAGTTGATTTGGCTAATGGTAAAGTAACAGCCAAAGTTGGAGTTCGTGTTTCCAGTATTGGAGACCGAATTGAGGTTGAAATTATTAAGTCAAGCCTTACTGCATCAGTAACCGCATAACGGAGGAATAATGGCAAAAGTATCACAACGGCAAGTTTTGGCTTATATTACGCCAAACAGCACCACAACCTTAGGCACAAGCAATGAAGCACCGCCAGCATTTTCGTCATCGACAGGCAGTAACTTTATGTTTGCTCAGGTTTCGGGTGGCGAAATCACGGCCTCGGTAGAAAAAATTTACGAGGGCGGTGCAAAGCGACCAACAGTTCTTTGCGCTCCTGCAGAAATTGGCGACATTACGCTGACAGCCCACTACGATGATGATACGAGCGTTAAAGGACTTTCAACAGCAATTAGAAAATTGAGACAGTTTGTCGGTGTCGGTTTTTATGACATAACCGTTCAAACCTATAATTGCGGTCTAACAAACAATGCCAATGATCGCGTATATAAAAATGCGCTCTTGGTTGGTTTGACTGAACCAGATGGCGATTCTTCTTCTGGCGCCCCAACAACCTTCGCCCTTACATTCTCAGTAAGCGATGTAAACCCGCCAGCCGCTACAACACCTGCTACAAATTAACTGTAAATACCCCTTTTGAGGGTTTTAGGGTTGTTGCGCTGACAACTAATTAGTGCTGCTAGTTTAGTGCTAACACCCAACCTATTGAAAGGATAATTTGTGGCCGAATCATTGTATTCTGATGACCAATCAACAGAACAAGTAAGCACGAAAAAAATCAAAGAAGACAAGTTGTTGTCTAATGAAGTAAAAACTGAATCGCAGGAAACACTTCTTCAAAAGCTATCTTCGACTATTGCCTCAAAGGTGAGCCGCAAAGATGTTTTCATCAATGTGCCAGAACGCCCAAGAGTAACACTGCGCATTAGTCCAAATGTTTCACAAGCCCAAGTGCGTAAATGGCGCAAAGAGGCTGGAGATGAAACAAAAAATGGCATGGATGCCACCAAATTTGCCTCGTTGGTAATTGGACACACTTGCACGGGTGTAATTTTTGGCGATGAAG